GTTCAAACAAAAGAACATACGTGCACTTAAGCACTGCCTTAGCGCATTTCATTTGCCGAAATTTTGGGGTTTATTTACATGGTTTTCCATCCATGGCCTTTCATCTATTTACGGTAAGTTTACTTCCTATTTCATAGAACCGCCATCGTGTTTAAAGTCTCGGCAGACTATTGGTTTAATAATTGGGATTGACGTTGATCGTTCCGATAGAACCAACATAGCTCATCCAAGTTTGAATTGTTGTGGTAACTCCTGTAGAGGTAGTCCCACCAAACTTCAAATTACTTTGAGCTGTGTAAGCACTAGGGGTATTCAAATAAAGTGAATAAGTAGCACCATTCCAGATAGCGTACAAAGTACTACCATCTTGGATTGTAGTATTAACAAAACCACCAATTTCCGTAAAAGTAACAGTACTCAAAGCTGTTGGGAAATTAGTTGAGTTCGTAACATCAAAGATTACTTTATAAATGTCTCCATTAGTTAGACCAGACGGCGTAACCGCGCCGCCTGCACCAGACAAATTGTTTCCATAGGGAGTAAGTGTCACACCATTACCTGAAGTATAGGTGACGACTGCTCCTCCCAAGGGAACATTGGTGTACTGAGCCCTAGGGATTGGCAAAGCCAATAACCGAGGGGAAATTTGCATTTCTTTAAACTCAATCTCGTAGTCAAATAAGACATAACCGGGAGAGTCTGTAGTTGTTGTTTTAGACAACAAGTACACCTCTCCATCGGAGTAATCATTAATTGCATCAGTCATTCCATAATCAGTGGATTTCCACGTACCTTGTAAAGAAAGATCTGCACTGTGATTGGTCCATTGAGGACCTAACACAGTGTCAGGATCAGAAATTACCCAAGGCATGAGAAAATTAGAGGTCTGATTTAAAAATACGGAATCTCGATTTTTGCCATGATAAAACATAACATCACCAGTACTAGAAGTACTAGAACTAGTGATGTAATGAACCACACAACGCTTCCATCGATATTTTTGATACATTTGCAAATATTGCCGAACAGTTGAATCGCCAAAGGCGACTGGTGTAAGGGGAGTTCCCCCTACCATACACCAAGTTGTAACGGAAGATGTTCCAAGAGGTTGGAACATAAAATCCCTTCCAGCCACTATAACACCACCGGGAATACTACGTGAGATGCTTTTAGCACCGCGAATAGAATTACCAATGGCAACGGGAGCGGTAGAAATAGCTGAAATCGCGCCCATTTGAACGCGTCTAACTGCACTTCTAACGGGAATTTTCTTTTGAACTTTCCGTTTAACAATTTTAACTTTTCGTTTATTATTCATTTTCGTCATATTTACACCCAACCCAACCGTTTTATGAATTTACACAATAAACTCGCGCCCTGCGAGTTCTTTTATTTTTATAAAGAGATCTACCATCTCCAAAAAGAGAATACATCTTCCTAGCATAACTATTGCTATCGCTAGCAACTCGTCTGTAATCAGATGGAAACTCATCAAGATTGGTTGATTTCAATCCAACGGGCTCATAAACAATATTTTGTCGTTTAGTTGGATTTGGTTGGGGATCAGGAACTTCACCTGACCCCAAAGTGGGTCGCGAAACAGGGGGCAAACTGCCACGATTTAAAAACCGCGATAAACGATCATTATAGTCTTTTACTCTTTGTGCATTTGCACTAACAGAGTTCAAACTGAAAATCTCGTTATCACTTGCGTTTTCGTTCATTTTACCCCCAAGAGATTCACTTCCGTGGTAGGTTCCGCCATTGAATTTTGCAATGGCTCGCCCTACCATGTTTCCATAGTAGGGCAATTTACCTATAGTCCGCGGTATAAATGACATGTCGCGTGAAGAATACATGTAAACCTCGTCAGCAGTGGTAAGACAATCAAGACTGTCACAAGTAGCATAAGAGCTATCGTGACTTTGTGATAATATGTCAAGCTGCGACGTAGGAGCAAGTTTTCCTTTCGCAACAGATCCTTGGCGTTTGCCGTCCGACCAATTAGCACCTGTATATTCACCCATAGCAACAGCTTCAAGTGGATTCCAAGATCCCGTAAGTATCGGGGCAGTATACTCAGGCAAGTCATCTTTACTCTTCATTTTCCCAACCTCCCACCATAATATAAATATAAATAAAATAAATGCAATATAAAACACGCAGCGTATATTTAACGTCCTACCGGACGGACAAAACTATTCGTTCCCCAGAGCTTTAAATTGCAAAGCTCTGATTGAAACTATCTGTGATAGTGGAAATAAATTTGGATGAGTCTTATTAAATCGTTTGTACATAGTACTAAAGAAATTATATTTTGACTGATCCCAAAAATGATTGGACATGTGGCTAATCAAAGCCCCACTTAAATGTTCTACTTTAGTAGTTGTTAAAGAAACAACATGCTTGGTAAAGCGTTGCGGGACAAATTGCCACACTCCATCACGGAAATAAAACCGATTTGAAAAAAATTCACAACCATCAAAGGTATCAGTTACTTCAAACTCTCCGGCATCAATTCCTAATGCTCTCATTTCCAACAAATAGCGTTCAGTGTCAAACCCATCCGGAAAGGTTTGGACAACATCATCACCACCAGCTCGGATGGCGTAATCTGGACTTAATATCTCACTATCAGACAAACCCATTCGGATTAACGTCAGATAGTGAACGGCTAACTGCGCAGGAGTGTTGGTACCTATAGTCATGTACCATCCACTCTTCTGGATGCCCGGTCTTTGAGGAGCCAAAACAGCTCCTGAAGAACATCGGTAACTTGCGTCTTTAGCCTGATCAGCGCAATCATCAGCATCTCTCCGCCATTCAGCGAACTCTGCATCAGACATGTCAACATCCTGAATCGCTAATTCCTTAACGTATTCTTTGTTGATTTCATAAATGTACTCGAAGAAGTTGTAATCCCAGCTATGTTTATCACTACTGTACACTTTGCGCTTGCCGAAAGTATCAGAAAATTGCTTAATGTCCCCCGAACGTGAAGGCGTAAAACCATACGCGATCGGCGAGACGCCACTTTGCTTAACGCAAGTGTCCAAATAGCTGTCAAAAACACAGTTATTCTTTATCATGTTATGCACGGGAAATCCCGCTACAATTCTCTGCATTCCTGCATTTATTTTCTTGACGGGTGTGGGTTCCTGTTTTCCCATAGCTTTGGTTGTGACAGGAGTATTCCACTCTCGCAAGACAATATCAGCTAAACCATCAGAAGTGTAATGAGCTAAAACTTGCTCATTAGTAGGTAATCCGTCGTTTACGTACGGATGCCCTGCACTCTTCATTGGTTTAACTGCGGACGAGTTGATCACCGCGATAATTCTTTCTTTCGATTTATATCCGGACTCGACCAAAAACCTATTCATTGGAGTGGCTGTTAGCATCAAATTCACGCATCGTTTTCTTTCAGACGACGTGGGCATTTTCTCGATACTTTCTACTCTATCTTGAGCTAATTTCAAATATTTAAGTAAAGAAGACTCTTCCACTTCAGCGTTAGCTTCGGGATAAAGATACTTACCTTCCTCAAATTTCAATTGCTCCAGTTGTTTCTTTACAACACTGTCAGCCAAATAAGCAACCACTTCTGGCACTTCTTTCGGCTTTCCAGGACAATGAGACGGTTTCTCACGACGGAATCTTAAAACTCCGTCGACTGGATCAGGGGCTATTTTCACCCCTTTATGAACAAGCGGTTTAATTTCCGCGCATTCATTTTCGTAATGAGCATTCAACATATTCCTCAATTTCTTGGGGTACAAATGGGCATCATCAATAATGTCCTCCATAAAGTCAAATTTCGGGTTACCGTTACGGTAACCTTCTATCATTTCTTCTATGGAAGTGTCCTGAAAACCATACGTTACCTCTCCCGTATAAACGTCTTCAAAACCCCACTCTTCGGAAAATTCCAGTTGGAACAGACGTTGAGACCTTCCTCGTAATTTAAAATCACGACGAATTCTCTCCATAACAACTGGATTAGACTCGTTTACAGACTCTGCTCTGTCGATCATGTATTTCACAACTTCAATTCGTAACGCCACATTGTGGCTTTGCGATTTATCATTGCGCAAATGCATGCCTACGACTGAACTGCCTGACATTAACGGGCCCCCCGAAGAACCTTTGTGTGTTGTGGCTGTATGAAACAGCTCCATAGTGCCCGAGTCACGTTTAGTGGACCCAGTAGCTGTCATTAAACACGGAATTGACTCACCACTGAATACCACAGAACTTACATTCTGTCCGTATTTAGATGGCAATCTAACTACAATTTCTTGAACTGACAACTGAGCCCACATAGCGATTGGAAGCTTACGAATAAAAAGATCTACATTTTCACTAGCACATGCGTTATACTTTTCATCGAAAAACCAAGAATCAATTGATATAGTATTCGACAAATTTAAGTAAGCGCCCAATTTGCTAGGACCTTTTCCGTTGCTTCCAACCAACAAACCCGGATAAACATGCTCGTTTATTTCAGTTGCTACGTGACGTGCGGTGCACAGGTAGTTTTGGTATCGAAAAAACACTCCCACCAAACTTATCTCATCATCGCATTTGCGTAACACCGCTCCACACGGTTTTGGTTTTGACATAGCGAGAGTGGATCCGGCCATTGCCATCTCATTCTCGTAAATGTCTCGTGAGTTCGGTTTGGCCAAATTTAAGGCTAAAACAAACTGCTCCAAAAACTGAACCACTTCCGCACTCAATACCGGCTGCTCAACTTCTTTCCGTTCCTGCGTTTTTACGGACTTCACGATCACTTGTCGTGACATCCTCCTTTTAACGAAAAGAAAGCTAGTAGCGGCTAAATAAAATCCAAATATTACTAAGGATGACAAGAAAACAGTTTCTAAAATCCAATGATCTCCAAAGTCAAAATTTAAAACCGCGGTAAGCCCTAAATTAATAGTAGCTCCCACAAGCTGCAAAACTTTTACAATTGAGACTAAAGCCAGATTTAAAAACTCTCTCCATTTATCCGCTAGAAAGGAAACTCTTTCTTCAACGGAGTACCCTTCAGCAGCATGAGCAAACATAAGAAGCAAAAACAAACGCGATTTCAGTTCTATCATCAGACTACGACGCCATAAACTCTGTACGACTATCTGTCTTGATTTTAAAGGAACCATCATTGACCGCTCTTCTCTACTAAACAACACCCCCTCAAAATTAACCTCTTTAATGGGGGGCAATTCGCTACGACCAGCCATCGCCAGCTGAATTATCCAACTGACAGCTGCCCTCTCATACATCAACAGATTTTCGTCTCTAGCTCTCGTAACTTCTTCAAAGTGGCAAGCTAGTCTCAAAATTTCTGAAGACACATTGTAATGAGTAGCTGCGCAATTAAGGCGCAGCTGCGCGAAAAGTCCAAATTCCGATGGTTTCGGAACGTGTTCATCCAGGTGTTGGCTAAGGAGGTAATCCTTTTTATAATGCCAACTTGGAGTGGGCCACGCCGTGTCCACAACATACCTCGTTTCTTTCCAGTACTCATGACTGGCTTGACGATTAAGGTATTTATAAAGACACGCTTTGAACGTTGCAAAGTCATGGACTTCCATATGGTGATTTTTATCACTATAGGAAATTTCCATGTCCTCGTATGTGCTATAAAAGCTCATCTTCCAGATCAAGTCCAAAATTGATCCAGGCATCGTCTTTAACAGACTAATCATATCGTTTTTCATGATATTTAGCAAAGTTT